TGCTTTTAGTTGCATTTGTCTCGTTATGTTAATACTACCGGCCTTGAATGGATTGGGCATTCCAGGGGCAATGACAGAGTTTGGTGTGGGTTTAGCTCCCATACCAGCGGCACTGCTGGGCTTAAAGTGATGCTCAAAACCTGAACCGGGGTTTTTTAGGTTGCCTAGGTAGTTGGTAATATCTTGTTCCACACCCTTGTCCAAAATTACAACGTCGCCGTTGTCCTTTTTGTGCAGGTTGTTTTGTACGAGTAGCAGCATTTGCTCGGCGTTGATTGCGCCTGCTTGGCTGATTGCAGACAACGCTTTTGTCCGCATTGACGCTTCCTCATTGGAGATTTTTAGGTCCGCCAATTGACGCTCCAGTGCGCTGATTTGGGCGTCCTTTTCTTGGGCGCTTTTATTAGCTTCTTCCCAAAGGTCTTTCCACTGGCCTTGGTCTTCCAACGTTTGCTTGCGCTGGTCGTCCTGCTTTTTGTAGACCTCGTCCAGTTTGGACTTGATGCCTTGGAAACGTTCCTCGGCTTCAGTTGCCTGCTGTTTTAAGGCGGCAAGCTGGGTCTCGTATTCGGCTTTTACAGCAAGTGAAGGGTCTGGTTGCTGTGGAGCGGTGTCGGCTGCAGCCACGGGCTGGGCAGAACTCGCCACGGGCGTGTCCTGGATGACGTGCTCTTCCATGTTCAGAAGTCAAAAGTGGTGGTAGGGGTTTCTTCCGCAGGCTTTGATGGCTTGCGCTTGCGTACAGGTTTACATGCCTCGGGTTCAGGCTGCTTTTCGCGTAGTTCGACAAGTTCCCATACTTCAGAACCGTCAGGTTTTACTACTTTTTCTAGTGATTTGCCCATGTAGGCATACTCCATGTACTTGTTTAGTCTACTTGTGTAGTTTACAAGAACCTATGCCTTGGCGTTTAGTCTTCAGCTGGGTCGGACTCAGTGCCCTCAGTTTCAGTACCAGTCTGCTGTTGCTCACTAGCGGTAGGAAGGATTTCACCTTGGACAAGGATTTGGCGGAATTCGTCGCGTCCCAGCACACCTTGGTCGAACAATGCCGTCAGCGCGGTTACGTCTTGGCCGATTAAACGGTCAATGTCAAAATCACGGCTAATTTTTACTTCGGGTGGTTCGATCCCTACATAGTCGGCGGCTAAATCAAACGCTTTCTGTAGAGATTGCTCTAGGTCCAGAGATACCATGGACAGCATTGAATTTGTGTCCACACGGTCTAGGCGGCGGGCGTCCGCAGTTTCGGCTACAAACTTTTGCTGGCTTAATGTGCTGATGCCAAGCGTTGCCATCTGCATTTGTAGCTCGCGGATTTCGTTGGATTGCGCTTCAAATGCATTTGCCGCTGGTTCGACGTAATAGACCTTGTTGCCAGGTTGCGTAGCCATGGCGTAGTTGACGCTGGTGGTTACGTCTTTCGTTTGATCGTCCCAGCCTTCAAGAACAAGAATTGGTTGGCTAGCGATGTGCAAACTGTGGATTAAGTCGGCTTGGCGTTGGAAATGGGCCAGGTTTAAGTAGGCAATGTCAAGCAAGGGTGGCTTACTTGTAAGGGTGTCGGTCTTGCCTGCATATGTTGTTACTAGTGGGATTTGGCCCAGGCTGTAGTCGCCTGATTCCACCATCTCGTAGTCCGAGGTGGCGTCTGTTGCGTCAAAAGCGTTTGGATATGGGTAGCCGCCCTGTAAATCCTTCTTCGTTTCGACTTGGCGGTAGATGCGGTACTGGCCCGGCTCAATTACACGGATCTGGTCGTATACCTTTTCGCCAAATTCGCCGTCAGGTACTACTGCCTTCTCCTTGATGCGAACTTGTATTAAGTTGCCGTAGTTGACTTCACGGTCCAGGCGCCATCCGTAGATGTTGTTGGGGTCAACCTCGATCCAATAGGGGCGGCGGTTAAGCTCGCGCTCTTCTGCAAGGCTGCGGGCACCCGTTGGAGCTGGAAAATCTACTAGTGTATGACAATGCCCGTAGGTTAATGAGCACAGCAGCAAACGGCGGGCGTATTCGTCTAGATCTGAGCCGCATCCGTCAACATCTCTTGCAAAAATATCGGTCCAGTAGGGGTCGCCTACTAAACTGATTGGCTTACGCAAAATTAGTCCCGCAGCAGCACGCACCAGGCGCTGCGTGAAAGGTGAAAATACGGCGCGGTTTACACGCGCTAAATACGCGCTGTAATCCTCGCGGGGTTCTAGTGGTAGAAAAGTTTCGCTGTTTTCGCGTAAATATTCCGTTCCAAGGGTTACGGCCTTCATGATTTCCCAGCCCTTCATCATGTCCAGCACCGCTTGCGTGCGGGTGAACGGGCTGTCCGTTCCACCAAGCGTGTTGGAACTTACAAGGTGGGTGCGAATTTGGCCGGGAACTGAATAGGTCACTTAGTTACCATTTCTCGCGGTTTGCCCAGTAAGCGGCGGACATTTTACCTCTTTTGATATTAGCGGCGATACTCAATCATCTTCGTCATCCACTTCGATCATTACTTCGATGCCGCTAGCAAGACGTACCATCAGCCCCGCAAAATCTTCGGGATCTTGCGGTGTCATAAAGGCAAATGATGCTTCGGTGGTGCGGCTTTCGGAATCCACCTCAAGATGGGTGCAGAAGCCGGTGATAATTCGGGTGCCCATTAACCGTTAAAACAAACTCCAATATGAGGCGTGACGTTGACTGTGCCTGAAGTTATCTGGCTAATACGGATACGAAGCGTTGACGATGCTTTCCCAGTGTAGTAGTAGACGTATTCGCCAGCGGCTGAGATCGTTTTGCTGGTGTCGATTTCGTACCAGACAGTGCCGCCATTGTAAGTTGCCTCAAATGCCAGCTTGAAATTTGCGACGCCTACGTTTTCGATGGCAAAAGTAAACTGGGACGCATGCGCATGGACGCGCATTTCGTCATTTAAGTTAACTAAAGTGCCGCCTGTGTACTCAACTACGTTTGTGTAGCGTTTTACTTGGACGTATGGGACAATAGCCATTGCTCTCTATGTTTTGGGTTTGCGTTTTTTAGCGGTTTTGGCTGCTTTTTTGAACGCTCCAGCGGTTGGGGCGCCTTTTGAGCCTGGTTTGCGCATTTTTTCGTTCGCACCAGCCTTGATGCGTTTACGCTTGGCGTGGATATTTGCGTAAAGACCGCGTTTTGCCATGGAAATCGCGACAGCTGTTCATATTCTACTTCTTGGGGC